TGTTCTAATGGCTTTGTTTATGCAGCCGGGGTACGTGCCTAAATGAGTAAACAACCATTAAACATATCTGAATCAGCAGCTGTGCAGATGCCGATGAAGACCGTAGCCTCGCTAATTCTGCTCGTCGCAGCCGGCGTGTTCGCATACACAGAACTAACGGCAAGGTTGGTATCGTTAGAGACATCACGTGAGTTGTTTGAAAATGATTTGTTAAAAAAATCTGAACAGGTCCCAACAGACCAGGAACAACATTTTTTAATTGAGGATTTGTACAAGACCGTTGAGAAAATGGAAGAAACTCAAGAAATGAATATGACTAACAAAGTAAATATAGAATTTTTAAGAGAACAGTTAGATAAAGCATTAGAAGACATTGAAGGATTGAAAGATAAGGTAAGAGAAAATGGCAACGGGAAGAATTACTAAAAAAGTTTTAGACTACATAGCTCACATAAACAAAGAGGCTAAACAAATGAGTTATGTAAAAGATTTAAAAAAATCTGTTGAACATGGTAAGAATGGTACACAGAAATATGTAATTAAGGAAGGTGAGAACAAGGGTAAGACAGTATGATTTTAGAAGTAGTAGCTCTTCTTATGATTGTTAATGGAGAGATTAAAGAACACAGGATTCAAATTGATCCTGATACAGGTAAGCATTCAATGGCAATGTGTTTAAAAGGTAAGAGATATGCCAAGAGAACTGAAACAGGAAAAAACATAAGTCACCAGTGCATCAAGTCGATGGCTGAGGTCGAAAAAAATATCGATGGCTCTTTATCTATTAAAAAATTAATATTGGAGTAATTATGAATCTTTCACGAAATTTTACTTTATCTGAACTTACCAAGTCAGATACTGCAATAAGGAAGGGTATTAACAATAACCCTAATGCAGAACAAATTGAAAAATTAAAAGCATTATGTGAAAATATTTTACAACCCGTGCGTGACCATTTCGGCAGAGTAAAAATAACGTCGGGCTATCGTAGCCCTGAGCTGTGTGCTGCCATCGGTAGCTCAGCAAACAGCCAGCATGCAAAAGCAGAGGCGGCGGATTTCGAATGTATTGGCACAGACAATGCTGAACTATTTGATTGGATTAAAAATAATCTTTCACCAGACCAGCTCATACTTGAGTTCTACACTCCAGGCGAACCTAATAGCGGATGGATTCATTGTTCATGGATTGAAGGAACACCAAGAGCAAGTTTTTTACATGCTTACAAATCAGAAGGGAAAACTAAATATAAACCAATAATGGGAAGTGCAAAGGAAATAGTATGACAATAAGTAGATCACAAATGACACAGCAGATCGATGGCAAATTACGTGGTGCTAAAGATGAAAAGAAAAAAGAAAAAAAGAAAATATACGCCAAAAAATCCAATAAAAAGAATCCTCTCGCTAGGACATTTACTGTTTAAAGCTAAAGTGATACAATCTAAAAAGTTGTACAACCGAAAAAGGCTTAAAGACGATGACAAAACTATGTGCTAGAGGCAAGGCTGCCGCAAAAAGAAAATTTCGAGTTTATCCCAGTGCATATGCTAATGCTTACGCTAGCAAGATTTGTGCTGGTAAAATAAAAGACCCATCAGGTAAAAAGAAAAAAGATTGGGGACCTAAGGGAGCTGTTAAAGGTTTACACGCTGAAACTAAAAAGAAAGAAAAAAAACCTGTAGAGGGCGATCCAGATAAAAGAAGAAAACAACTTATAGATATTCAAAACCCAAAATCTGAATATGATAAAAAAGGTAAATTAAAATATACTTTTGCATATCAAGGTAAATTTATTAAACACGACTCAGCTGACATTAAATTATCAAATCCAAGTTCAGTTGATTATTACGGTGACTTATTAAAATGAGTGAACGAGGCACTTGTTGGGAAGGATATGTCCAAAAGGGCATGAAGAAAAAAGGTGGGAGAATGGTTCCCAACTGTGTTCCAGCGGGAGGTATGAAAAGAGGTGGCCTTAAAAAATGGTTTGATGAAAAATGGGTTGACATAGGATCACCAAAAAAAGGAGGAGGATACAAAGAATGTGGAAGAAAATCTGCAAGTGGATCAAAAAGAAAGTACCCCAAATGCGTGCCTGCTGCAAAAGCCGCCCGAATGACAGAATCGCAAAAGCGTTCTGCTGTTGTAAGAAAGAGAAGTAAATCTCAAGGAGTTGGCGGAAAACCTACAAATGTTAAGACTTATGCATCTAAAGGTGCGTTTACTAAATTATACTATGGTGGTATGATAGATTACTAGGAGAAATTATGGAAGAAGCAACAGAATACAAAAAGTATTTAGAAGCATTAAAAAAAGCAACTGAAGAGGGTAAGAAAAAACCTAAACCAGTGAAACCAAAAGAACTTGCTTGTGGTGGCATGGGTATAGCTGTCAAAGGCGGAAAATTTGAAGGAGTAAAGTAATGAAAAAAACTATGACGAAAAAAAAAGCTGGTGGAATGCCAATAGGTGGTGGAAAGAAAAACTACAAAATGTCTGGTATGATTGGAGCTAAGACAGGTAAATTAGTTGGCAAACAAAAAAATCTACCTCCACATTTGCAAGAAAAAATATTAGCGTAAGGATGAAATGGCTAGTTCAGGAACTACAAGTTTTAACCCATCAATTGATGAGGTTATTGAAGAGGCTTATGAAAGATGTGGTGTAAGAACCAATTCTGGTTACGACATTAAATCTGCAAGAAGAAGTTTAAACTTATTATTTTCTGAATGGGGTAACAGAGGTATCAATCTCTGGAAAGTAAAATCAAAAACAGAAACTTTAGTTAACAATCAAGTTACTTACAACACTCCTAGTGATTGTAATGATGTCCTTGAAGCTGTAGTAACAGTCTCAGGAGGCAATCAACAAACTTTAACAAAAGTATCTAGATCTGAATACATTGCTATTCCAAATAAGACTCAAGCGGGTACACCTTCTCAATATTATGTCGATAGACAAATTACTCCGACTATAAGTTTATATCTGGCTCCTGATACGAGCGCAGTGACTAATATATTTTATTACTATCTTGCAAGAATTGAAGACGTAGGTGCATACACAAATACAGCTGATATGCCTTTTAGATTTTTTCCATGTATGGTATCTGGATTAGCTTTTTACCTATCACAAAAAATTGCACCAGATAGAATTCAAGCTTTAAAACTTTTATATGAAGATGAACTAAAAAGAGCATTAGAAGAAGATGGACAAAGAACGTCTGTTTATATTTCACCTAATGTTTATTATCCACAAGGTTAATTATGGCATACGCAAGAGGTAAATTCGCAAAATCAATATCTGATCGATCTGGCCAACAATTTCCATATAGAGAAATGGTAAAAGAATGGAATGGTTCGTTAGTGCATATATCAGAATTTGAAAAAAAACATCCTCAATTAGATCCAAAAGCTCACAAAGCTGACCCTGTAGCATTATATAATTCAAGACCACAAAGAGCAGCACCTGTTGTTGTTTATTTAGATCCTGCCTTTTGGCCAGGTCAATTTACATCAAATGGTATGCAGCCTTCAGTAGATGCAAATACAGAAAATAACAAAAGACAGTTACAGACAACTATAGGGAGTGTTACAATAACAACATAATGACTTTCGCAGAATTATTACAAAAGGTTAGAGATTATACAGAAGTTGGAAGTTCGGTATTAACTGATTCTATACTTCAATCTATGATTAGAGATGCTGAAATGCGTATCTTTAGAGAAGTTGATGCTGACTATACAAGAGAATATGCAACAGCAAATTTAAACATAAATTCACCTTATCTAATTTTACCAAGTGCGGCAGCAACCACTGCTTCGAGAACATCAATTATAGTTAGATCTATGTTAGTGTTCGATACTACTCAAACACCTACAACAAAAGAATATCTAGACAAAAGAGACACTAGTTTTATTTTTGAATTTAACTCAACAGGAGCTACAGGAGTTCCTAAATATTATGCAAATTGGAAAGAGGATACTTTGATTATGGCTCCTACACCGAATGCTCAATATCAAGTTCAACTGAGTTACATATATTCACCTGATGCTTTATCGGCTACAAATACAGAAACTTATGTGTCAAAAAATGCTCCTGATTTGTTATTTAATGCAGTAATGGTACAGGCTTATGAATTTTTAAAAGGACCTATGGATATGTACAAAATCTATTCAGACAAGTATAATGTATCTATACAAAGTTTTGCGTTGGAGCAAATGGGCAGAAGACGTAGAGATGAGTATACGGATGGGGTGCCAAGGGTTAAAATACCTTCACCTTCACCAAATAATTAAAATTTTATAAGGAGAAATTAACATGGCAATTACACAAGCAGTTTGCAACAGCTTTAAGAAAGAACTTTTAGATGGAGTTCATGATTTAGATGCTAGTGGTAATGTTTTTAAACTAGCACTATATAAATCAACAGCAACTTTAAGTGCAGCTACTACTGCATATATTACAGGCGGAGAAGTAAGTGCTTCTGGTCAGTATGCAGCAAAAGGTGGAACTCTAGCTTCACAACAAACTTCATTGGCAACAGGCGGAGTCGCGATTGTGGACTTTGCAGATTTATCTTTCACAGGAGTAACACTTACTGCGAGAGGTGCTTTAATCTATAACTCAACTCAAGCTAACAAAGCAGTTTGTGTTTTAGATTTTGGTGCAGATAAAACTGCAACTTCTGGAACTTTTACAATTCAATTTCCAAACTTTACATCGAGTGCTGCTATACTAAGAATCGCTTAATTTAAAATAGGAGTCTGATCCAGTGGCAACTATAACTTATACAGTTACTGTCCAATCAACTGGATCAGGCAATAAATATTTTATTGATGGAGTTCAAACTCCAACTCTAACTTTAGCAGTAGGAAACACTTACAGATTTGATACGTCTGATTCATCAATGGGTCCTCACCCATTTTTGTTTTCAACAACATCAAATGGTACACATGGTGGTGGTTCTGAATATACAACAGGCGTAACTAAAAACGGAACTCCAGGTCAAGCTGGTGCTTACATTGAAATAGCTGTATCAACATCAACAGCTTCTTCCTTATATTACTATTGCCAATACCACAGTGGTATGGGTGGTAATCTTTTAGCAACAACTTTAGTTGAAGTTTCTTCTGCAGGTTTAGCTGCTTTTGGATCAAGTACATGGGGATCATTATCATACGGTGGAAATAATCAACCAAATGTAACGGTAGGCACAGGCACTTTAGCTTTTCCTGAACAAGGATGGGGCGGAAAGGCTTGGGGTAGAAATCTTTGGGGTGAATTAAGTGACAACAATGTTGTATTAACAGGAAATTCTTTAACTATCGCTATAGGTACAGAAACAGCGGAAGGTGTTATAAATCAAGGTTGGGGTAGGTCATCTTGGGGTTCAAATATATGGAACGGCTATGGAACTGTAATACCTAATTCTAATTCATTAAGCGCATCATTAAATTCAGTTACCATTAACGGAGAAATAAACTCTGGATGGGGTGGTGAAGCATGGGGTGATAATGCTTGGGGTATTTTTGGAGATGCACTCGTAAGTGGTAATCAAATTTCAATTTCAAATACAAGTAATAAAGATGCTTGGGGTGCTGGAACATGGTCAGACTACAATACTAGTTGGGGAGGTACAGGATCAGTTGATGTTGGAATTTTCCAAGAAGTTTCAGTTACAGGACAATCTTTAACATTAACAGGAGCGGGTGTTACTGAAGAAATTGCAGTAGAAGTTTTCTTAAGTCAAAACCCATTATCAACTTTATCATCAGCTGTAGGTACAGCTGACCCTGCACCAGACAGTATGCCTGCAGGTGTTCAATTAGCAACATCATTAGGTACAGTTTTAGCTTACAACGAACAAGGTTGGGGTCGTGATGCTTGGAACGAAGAAGTTTGGGGCGGTGAAGGAGAATGGGCAACAGTTTCTTTAACAGGTTTTGGTTTAACGATAGATTCAGGATTAAGAGAATCTTGGGGTCAAGATACATGGGGTGCTTCAACTACAGAATGGGGTGGCGTATTTATTACAGACACTGACATATCTACAGATGTTGAAGTAAGCACAAATTTTGTTCCAGGTTGGGGTTCTTCAATAACATGGGGTGCTCAAAAATGGGGTCAAGCAACTGTCGATATGTCGATGACAGCAAATGAAGGAACTGTGGATCCAGCACCAGACGCATTTATTACAGGGGTTGCTGCAACCACTTCAGTAAGTGATGTAGTTACTAGTTCTGACGGTAAAGTTATACCTTCAGGTGTATTAAGCACAATTAGTATAGGAAACGAAGACGCTGTACCAAATACAAAAGCTAGTCCTTCAGGAGTACAAATAACGTCTGTAATGGGTGTTCCTACTGCTGGTTTAAGTGTGCTTGTAACACCAACGGGAGTGACAAGTACGTGTTCAACAGGTATAATAGGATTAAACGCATGGGCTATTGTAGATCCAGGAACTGCTCCAACTTGGACGGTTGTTGACAAGGCAGCGTAATAGAAATAAAATTAAGATATTATAAAAAAGGATAAAAATTATGGCAAGTGCATATTCAACAGATTTAAAACTCGAACTAATGGTAACAGGGGAAAACTCTGGTACATGGGGAGATAAAACAAATACAAACTTAAACTTAGTACAACAAGCAATCGCAGGTTTTGAAAGTATTAGTGTTGCATCTGCGGATGTAACATTAGCTATGTCAAACGCTACATTATCAAATGCTAGAAATGCTGTACTAAAATTAACAGGAACTTTAGCAGGAACAAGAGTAGTAACTTGTCCAGATGGAATCGAAAAAACTTATATTGTTCAAGATGCAACTACAAGATCTGGAAATACTTTAACTTTCAAAACTGCAAGTGGAACTGGTGTAACTTTAGTTGCTGGAAAAACTCACGTAATTTATGTTGATGGCACAAATGCTGTTGATGTATTTTTCTTAAAAGATGTAGTTGAAGATACTACACCTCAATTAGGTGGTAACTTAGATACTAATTCACATAACATAGCTTTTGATGATGCACATGGAATAAATGACGAAAACGGTAACGAACAAATCATATTCCAAACAACAGCATCTGCGGTAAACCAAATTGATGTAACAAATGCTGCAACAGGAAACGCACCGAGCGTTACTGCTACAGGTGGTGACTCAAACGTTGATTTAAGTGTTGCTGCAAAAGGCACAGGAAGAGTTACTTTAGGTGCTGCAAAAATTCAACAAACTGCTGAAAAAGTTACGACTGAAGCAACGGCTGCTACAGGCACAATTAACTATGATGTTTTAACACAAGCAGTTTGGAACTTCACTACTAACGCTTCAGGAAACTGGACTTTAAATATTAGAGGTGATGGTTCAACTGCATTAAATGCAATTATGGACGCTGGAGAATCTTTAACAGTATCTCATGTTGTCAAACAAGGTGGAACGGCTTATTACAATTCAGCAGTGCAAATTGATGGATCATCAGTAACTCCAGAATATCAAGGTGGAGCTGCACCAACTGAAGGTAATATAAACTCACTTGACACATATACATATACTATTATAAAAACAGGTGATGCAACGTTTACAGTTTTAGCTTCTTTAACTCAGTTTGCATAATTGTAATTAAATAGGAGAAAATTTATATGCCTTTATTAGGTACATTTGGAGCAGGTTCATCAAGAGGTTTTGGCCAAAAAGGTGGTGCTCCTAAATTCGTAGCTGCATCAGGTGGAACTGTATCTACTGTCGGTGATTTCAAAGTTCATACATTTACAAGTCCAGGCACATTTTGTGTTTCTGAAGCAGGAAACGGTGTTGGAAGTGAAACAGTTGAATATTTAGTTGTCGCTGGAGGCGGTGGTGGTGGTCAATACCAACACTCAGGCGGTTGGGCTGGAGCAGGCGGCGCAGGCGGTTTCAGACAATCAAATGGTACTACTGCAGGATGTTATCCTGTAGCTGATGATTGTTTAGCTGCACCCGTAACAGGAATGGTAGGATTAAGTGGACCTTATTCTGTCGTTGTTGGAGGC